CAATAGTTAATATCTCTAGTGAAGAAGAACTAGTACAGATATTTGGCAAACCAGTTACAACTGGTAATCAATTCGAAACATTTTTTAGTGCCGCAAACTTTTTAAAATATACAGATTCATTAAAGGTAGTCAGAGTAGAGAGTGCATTATTAAATGCTGGAGCAAACTCTGGTATCTTAATTAGAGATGATGACCACTATCAAGCATCTTTCGAAGATGGTTCAGGTTCTCATGGAGAATGGGCTGCAAGAACAGCAGGAACACATGGTAACTCATTAAGAGTTGAAATATGTCCAAGTGCAACTGCATACGAACAAGATTTAAGTACAAACAACTTAGTTGCTGGTGCTGGTGCAGTTGGCGATACAACAATAACTGTAGATGACGCTGATGCTTCAGGTTTTGCTTTTAACGTAGGTGATTTAATATCATTCTATTCCGATACTTCTAACCTTATATCTATTGATGATTTCAATGAATACGAAGTAGTATCAATTTCAGGTGAAGTATTAACAATCAGATTAAAAGATGACCCAAATGGTGCTGGTCTACAAAGTGTAATAGCAGACAATTCTAAAATTAAAAGAAGATGGAAATATGCTGACTTATTCTCAGGTGCTCCAGGCACATCAGACTATAACACAGCCAATGGTCGTGGTGCTGGTGATGAACTACATGTAGTCGTTGCTGATGCTGATGGTAAAATAACAGGATACGATACAGATACTGCTGGAAATAGTACAAGGGCAGTTATAGAAACATTTGGTTTCATGTCTAAGAACTCATCTGCTAAATCACCACAAGGTGATAGTATCTATTATCCAAACGTAATATTTGCAAAATCATTATTTATATTTTGGACAGACCATATAACTGCTGGTAGTAACTGGGGAACAGATACAACAACAGCTTATACAAGTGTCTTACCGACAACTATTGATACTCTAACAGGTGGAACAGATGACTTTTCTACAACTGCTGGAGAAATAGAAATTGGATATGACAAATTTAAAAATTCTGAATCAGAAGATATCAATTTAGTAATTGGTGGTTCATCTAGTTTAGTTGCTGACACTGCTGCTGGTCACGATACTCATGTTACAATGATTACAAGTCTAGTAGAAGGTAGAAAAGATTGTGTTGGATTTGTTTCACCACATCGCTCTGCTACAGTCGGTGTTACAACATCAGTACAACAAGCAAAAAATGTAAGAACTGGTGCTGATTTATGTCCTAGTTCATCTTACATGGTATTCGATAGTGGATACATGTACATGTATGACAAGTACAATGATGTTTATAGATTCGTACCTTTAAATAGTTCAACTGCTGGATTGTGTGCAAACACAGACCAAGTTGCTGATGCATGGTTCTCACCTGCTGGATACACTAGAGGAACAGTTAGAGGTGCAATTAAATTATCCTTTAACCCTGATAAAGCAGATAGAGATATTCTTTATCAAGCAAGAGTTAACCCAGTTGTTAACTTTCCAGGCCAAGGTGTAACTTTATTCGGTGACAAAACTGCTCAAACTAAACCAAGTGCTTTTGACAGAATTAATGTCAGAAGATTATTCTTAGTATTAGAAAAAGCAATTGCTACTGCTGCTAAATTCCAACTCTTTGAATTCAATGATGAATTTACAAGAGCTCAATTTAGAAGTTTAATTGAACCTTTTTTAAGAGATGTTCAAGGTCGTAGAGGTATCACAGACTTCTCAGTGAAGTGTGATGCATCAAACAATACAGGAAGTGTTATTGATAGAAACGAATTTGTTGCAGACATATTTGTCAAACCAGCTCGTTCTATTAACTTCATCACATTAAACTTTGTTGCTACTCGTACAGGTGTTGCGTTTAGTGAAGTAGGGGGTTAATCATGGCACAAATAGATGATTTCAAAGCAAATTTAGTTGGTGGTGGTTACAGAGCTAATCAGTTTAGAGTAACTATTACACCACCTGCTGGAATTGCAACAGGATTAGATGTAAGAACTACTTCTTTCCTATGTAAAACAACTTCAATACCTGAGATTACTATAGGGAATATTGAACTTGCATATAGAGGTAGAAAAATAATGGTTGCTGGAGATAGAGATACTACTGGTGACTGGACAACTACTTTTTATATGGATACAAATATGAGTATTATAAATGCTCTGCAAAGATGGAATAATGGTATTAATGATTTCGATACTAACTTAGGTGTTAATTCATTATCTGATTACGCAACAGACTTAACTGCTGAACTGTTAGATAGAGATGATACTGTATTGAAAACATACATTTTTAAAAATGCATGGCCAATGACTATTTCAGGTCTAGAGTTAGATTCTGCTGGAGAATCTGCAATAGCTGAATTCACTTGTACATGGAAATATCAAAATTATTCTATTAGTGGTGTTAACTTCTAAATCAGTCTTTTTTTTCCTTATAAATAAAGGACAATAGGAGATAAAGGAGATTTTATTATGGCAGAACTATTTGGTTTCAAATTTGGTAAAAGTCAAGATACCGCTAGTCAAGAAAAATTCACAGCACCAGCTAATGATGACGGCACAGTCGAAATCGCTGGTGGTGGTTTTTTTGGGCAAGTACTAGACACAGATGGTAGAGAAAGGAATGAGGTTGACTTAATCCGTAGATATCGTGAGATATCACAACAACCAGAATGCGATAGTGCAATAGATGATATAGTCAATGAGGCAATCGTATCTAATGAACGTGACCAAGCTGTAGCTATCGTTCTTGATAGACTAGAATACAATAAATCAATTAAAGATAAAATTCGTAAAGAGTTTGATGTTATATTGTCGCTTTTAGATTTTGATGTAAAAGGACACGATATTTTTAGAAGATGGTATATTGATGGTAGAATTTTTTACCACAAAGTAATTGATAAGAAGAATCCAAAACTGGGTGTTGTTGAAGTAAGATACATAGACCCTAGAAAAATTAGAAAAGTAAGACAAGTAAATAAAGAACAAAAACCTGGCACTACTTTAGCTATGATAAAAGGTGTTGAGGACTTTTACTTATATAATGATAAAGGATTAAATGCTGGAGCATTAACTGAAGGCATAAAAATTGCTGGTGATTCTATTACATACGTACCATCTGGTTTAATCGACCAAAATAAAGGTCATGTACTTTCTCATTTACAAAAATCAATCAAACCTGTTAATCAATTAAGAATGATTGAAGACTCTGTAGTTATATACAGAATATCTAGAGCTCCTGAAAGAAGAATATTTTATATTGATGTTGGTAATCTTCCAAAGATTAAAGCAGAACAATATTTAAAAGATGTAATGAATAGGTATCGTAACAAATTAGTTTATGATGCATCTACAGGTGAAATCAGAGATGACAGAAATCATATGTCAATGTTAGAAGACTTCTGGTTACCTCGTAGAGAAGGTGGTCGTGGTACAGAAATTACTACACTACAAGGTGGACAAAACTTAGGTGAGATAGAAGATATAAAATATTTCCAAAACAAATTGTATCGTTCATTGAATGTACCTATTTCTAGAATGGAAGCTGAAAGTGGATTTAGTTTAGGTCGTGCTAGTGAGATTACTAGAGATGAATTAAAATTTACTAAGTTTGTACAAAGACTAAGAAAAAGATTTACCCCCCTATTTACTGACATGTTAAAAGCTCAGTTAATTCTAAAAGGTATTGTTACCTTAGAAGATTGGACTGTAATGAAAGAACACATTCAATATAACTTTCTACAAGATGGTCATTTTGCTGAATTGAAAAAAGCAGAACTGATGCAAGATAGAATAGATGCATTAGGTTCTATTGAATCATACATTGGAACATTCTATAGTAAAGATTGGGTACAAAAGAACGTACTAAATATGACAGAAGCAGAGATAGAAGAAATGCAAAAACAAATTTCTATAGAAGCTGGAACTGATGTAGATGATGGTGGTATTGATGTACCAGATGGTACAGATGGTATTACTAGATATCCACAAGATTCTACAGGTGGATTCATATCTGCAGATGACCTAGAAGGTACGGATTCAGATGGTGTAAATAATAAAGGAGATGACAATGACTGAAACTAAAAATATAATAGATGCTTTATCTAATGGTGATAATCTAGGAGCTGAACAAGCTTTTAAAGATTCAATTGCTACAAAAGTTGGTGATGCACTAGAAGTAAAAAGAAAAGAAGTCGCAAACACGTTTGTCCAATCAACTAAGGTTGAGGATGATGGCGATAAAGTTTAATAAGTTTTATACACCCTTTTTAGAAAAGGATGAACATAAGAAATCTAAGGAGTATAAGAAATTATCACCAAAGATGAAGACGGCAGTAGATGCTATATTCAAGATAATGGATGCTAAACCTAACGATTTCCTAAATACTTTTGATAAAACTATAAATACAGTTAGTAAGAAGAATAAGGTTCGTGAAAAAGAACTAATTTCGTACTTTGAAAGAGAAGTACTATCAATTTAATTAGGAGTAGGTTTAGATGGCTTTTACAACAAGAACATTAAGAGATACAGTAGTAAATGCTGCTGGTGCTGGTGGAACAGTAACAGTTAAGGTTGATATCGAAGATGACACTGGGGCAAATAATGCTATATTAGATGCAAGTGGTTTAGATGGTCATGCAAATGGCGCTAAATTACACATCAGTAGAATTTGGTGGGCATTGACTCAAGGTAGTGCAGATGATGATACTGGCCATGTTGAACTTCAAGAAGTATCTTCTGGAACTGATATTGTTCAGATTAGACTTGCTGGAACTGGACACTATGATGGTTCTGCTGGATTGATTAAGGGAACTGCGGCTAACACAACAGCAACTTCTGGTGACCATGAGTTGACTACTTTCGGTACATCTGGATTTATTATAATTGAATTCAAAAAAGACGAAGCTTATACAACATAGAGAGTATTATGAATAAAGTAAAATTAATATCTGAAGAATTTATAAGTGATGTAGAATACATTACTGAGGAAAGAGAAAACGGAAAAAAAGATTACAAGATTAAAGGTGTCTTTATGCAGGCTGATATTAAAAATAAGAATGGCCGTGTATATCCAATGGAAATACTTCAAAAAGAAGTTGCAAGATACAATAAAGAATTCATCAACGAGAAGCGTGCATATGGTGAATTAGGGCA